TCTGATTGCAATACTAATGACCTACATATTTTGGGCAGATATCTGTGTGATCCGCCCTCTGCCCGTCCTTCCGCTGATGTTCGTTGCCATTTGGCTGTTAGTGGCAGGAATTGATGACTTAATGGACGACTACAGAAAGACGATCCGCAGAGGGCAGCGGCTCCAGAGACGGATCAGAAGAATGGAGAAGGAGGTGTATTAACCTGAGGATGAGAACATTGGCACTGTTGATAGTGGCGACATTGGTATTTATGTTTGCCACAGACACGATCCTGGGGCTTGCCCGTGAATTTGAGCACGGATTTGAATCCAAGATCGAGAAACCGGAAGGAGAAGCGCATAAACACAAATACCACAGCATGATCGCCACAGCATACTGTCTGACGGGATCCACTGCAACAGGCACCGCGCCACGCCTTGGAGTGGCAGCATCTAAACCGTCATGGTTTGGAAAAACAGTCAAAGTATACGCCAACAACGCAGGACAGCCCGGAAAGCTGATCGGCACATATACCATCGAAGACACAGGCGGCGAGCCTATCAGGACGGGATCAGTCATAGACATTTGGCTCCCTACAGAATCAGAATGTTTTGAGTTTGGACGGAAGTGCGTACTGGTGGAAGTTTTATAGGAGGTAGCAAAGAGCATGGCGCTAAAATGTGAACTTTACAACGATAGCATGCAAGGGTGGAAGTGCTATCCAATACAGAAGGCACAGCTAATCATTGCGGATGTCCCATACAATGTCGGAAACAATTTTTATGGTAGCAATCCAATGTGGTATGTCGGCGGCGAAAACAAAAACGGTGAAAGCAAATTTGCAGGCAAGGCCGCATTTTCATCAGATTACAATTTCAACCTGTATGAGTATTTTCACTTCTGCTCACGCCTGATGAAAAAGGATGACAAGAAACCTGCCAGCAGAGGACGCAGCACAGATTCACCATGCATGATTGTTTTCTGTTCCTTTGAGCAGACACATACGCTGATAGATGCTGCCAAGAAACACGGATTTGTTAATTACATCCCGCTGGTGTTTATCAAGAACTACTCCCCGCAGGTGCTGAAGGCAAACATGCGGATTGTGGGTGCCACAGAATATGCCTTGTGTTTTTACCGGGACAGGCTGCCGAAGTTCAGAAACGGATTGCAGGTGGATGAGAACGGAAAGAACATCAGAGGAACAGGAAAGATGATTTTTAATTGGTTCCAGTGGGAAAGGGATGGCAAGGATGTGCCCAAAATTCACCCCGCACAAAAGCCCGTGAAGGTGCTGAAAAAACTGATTGAGATTTTTACTGATCCCGGTGATGTGGTCATTGATCCATGTTTTGGCTCTGGAAGTACAGCAAGGGCAGCATTAGAAACGGGTCGAAACTTTTACGGGTTTGAAATCAACAAAGAGTTCTACAGACGGGCGAAGGAAGAAATGATCATTTTACCAGAAAATCAACAACTATCATTATTTTAAGGAGGATAGCATGGGAACATTATTTGAACTGACAACAGATATGCAGGCCCTTTATGCGCTTGCTACAGAAGAAGACGATGAGCAGGCATTTCTTGACGCCCTTGAAGGCTTAAAGGGAATGATCCAGGACAAGGCAGCAAGCTATGTGGATGTGATCCAGCAACTTGACATGGAAGCAGCCAAAGCGGATCTGATGGCGAAGCAGTTTGCACAGAAGCGTGACATCCGCAAGAACAACGTCAAGCGCATGAAAGAGGCTCTGATGTGGGCAATGGATCAGATGGATGTGAAGGAAATGCCTGCAGGTGATTACACAATCAAGGTTGTTAAAAACGGAGGCGTGCAGCCACTGAAGATCACGGGCGAAGTACCGGACAACATGACCAAAGTAACTGTTGAGCCGGATAATGCCAAGATCCGGGAATACTTAAAAGACCACGAAGCAGACTGGGCGCATCTTGCGGATCGTGGAGTACATTTAACTATCAAATAGGAGGTAAGCATGGACGAGAACATTATGAAACTGATCGACAGGCTGATTGCGGCAGAACGGCTCAACATGGTCTACGAAGCCAAGTTAAAGCGGGTGTCGGAAATCGTATGGGATGCAGAACGGGAATGCGCGAACAACCAGTATTCCTATCGCACCGACATTGACGATGTGGACATCACCACAGCGCAGATTCGCAAGGCCATTGGCTTGGAACCGGAAGTTGCTACAGTAGCTGCGTTTGCGGAGAAAAAGCGCAAACGGGCAGAGGAAGAGGATGATTGAAAGGGGGAATGACTTATCGGAATGCCAGTTATTTTATATGGAAAATCCGGCAGCGGTAAGAGCCGGAGTTTGAAAAACTTTGGAACTGATGAGATCGCATTGATCAATGTTGAAGGGAAGCATCTTCCGTTCAAAGGGAAGTTTAACCTCACAATGAATGAGATTGGCTTTACATCAGTAGTCATCAATGCCTTGAATAAACTTCCGGAAGGAATCAAGACCGTGGTGATTGATGATGCCGGGTATCTTATGAGCCATTACTTTATGGCAAACCACAGGAACATGAAGGGGAATGCCCAGTTTGATATGTACAATCAGATTGCTGATGATATGTGCGCTCTGATCAAGACGATCAAGGCCATGCCGGACGATGTGATCGTTTATCTGATGTTCCATGAAGATACCAGTGACTACGGCGAGACAAAACTCTTTACCATCGGCAAGTTGCTTGATCAGAAAGCGAACCTTGTGGGAATGGTCACCATCTGTCTGAGATGCATGAGTAGTGATGGAAAGCACTTTTTCAGAACCGTAACTGACGGAAGCGATGTGACCAAGGCGCCGGAGGAGATGTTCGAGGCGGAAGAGATCCCGAACGACCTGAAAGCGGTGGATACTGCCATCAGAGCCTACTATGAGATTGGTGGTGGCGAGTAATGCCGGAACCGTTTGAAAAGGGATCAATTGAGTGGGAAATGTATACCGCATTCTTTTTGATCTCAAAGAAATACTGGACGCCGAACATGAAGGATCCCGATACATATTGGGACGGCTTCATCCATGATATCGGCGCGCTTTATCAACAGAAATATCAGCCCTTCGGAAGAATCCTTGGAAGAACACTGAGTGATTATTTACATAAAAAATTTGAGGAGGTACAGAAAAATGCAAATGCCTAATGGTTACAACGAAGTGAAGGTTGGCGGGGACTATATCCCGCCCGCCCTTGGAGGTCACAAGATCGTGATCAAACAGGTCGTAGAGACGAAAAGCAAAGCCGGGAAGAATATGCTTGTGGTGTGCTTTGACTTTGCAAAAGATGATGTGCAGCCTAATTACTTCTCGGAGGAATTTAAGAACGATGTCCGCCCTGAGAAGAAATGGCCTCATGCCGGGACGGCTTACATCCTTACCGAAGATCAGGACGGGAAATGTTCGAAGAAGTTAAAGGGTTTCGTCACAAGTTTCGAGCGGTCAAATAACTGCGAAGCCGTATGGGGCGACAAGTTTGCCGCCCAGTTTAAGAACAAGAAAATCGGCGGCGTGTATGGTGAGGTTGAGAACGAATACAACGGAAAGACCACTATGCGCCATGAACTGAGATGGTTCTGCGAGATCGACAGAGCAGAGGGGGCAACCATCCCGGATCCGAAATTCCTTCCGAAATCCACGCAGTCAAGCGATGAATCCAATGGATTCATGGATATTAAGGAAGGAACGGATGAGACTATCCCTTGGGGCTAATGCATATCAGGATCGACACAAGAGAACATCAGAAAGAATACGAACGGATCACGGCTCAATTCGATGCCCTGGGAGTGACATACGAAAGGAAGAAAGTGGATGAAGGGGACTACATGGTCCCCGAAAATCCACATCTTGTCATCGAACGTAAGAAAAATCTGCAAGAGTTATGCGGAAATGTGACTCAGCAGCATGAACGCTTCCAAAGGGAATTGATAAGAGCCAAGGACAAACAGATCAAAATGATCATTCTGTGTGAGCATGGCCAAGGGATCGAACGGCTCGAAGATGTTTACTTTTGGGAAAACCCACGCAGGAAAGATCATGCTTATAGACAGGTAAATGGAAAACCTAAATGGATATACATACCTGAGCAAAAAAGGGCGACAAGTGGCAAGCAACTATATAAATGTCTGAACACCATACGCGAGCGATATGGCGTGGAATTTGCATTCTGCGAGCCATCTGAGACTGGGCAAAGGATAGTTGAATTATTGAGGACAGAACATGGACT